GTTTCCTCGGAGCTTGTTCAGGATGCTGCCTTCGACATCACCGCTTTCGTGGCGGAGAAGGCCGGCCAGGAAGTGGCCATCGCCCACGGTGCAGTTGCCGGTCCGGCAGTTGCAGCTGCGGCGACGGTAGGCAAGCAGGGCGCAGCCGTTGCGCCGGTGTACGCCGACCTGGTGGATCTGATTTATTCGGTTCGCCAGCAGTACCGCCGCGCCCCAAAGCGCGGTTTCATCATGAACGATGCCACGATGGGCGGCGTGATGAAGCTCCTGGATTCACAGAACCGACCGATTTTCGTGCCGGGCGATCTTACGCGCCCTGACACGATCCTTGGTTTCCCGGTTTATAGCGGCCCTCTTGCCGATACCGGCGACGAGGCCTTGAGCGTTGTTTTCGGGGACCTCGGTTCCGTGAAAACCGTTTTGGTTGGCGGTGTTGATATCGCCAGCTCGGCCGATTTTGCCTTCGCAAACGGACTTATCACCTACCGCATCCAGGTGCGTGGCGTGACCGGTCTTGTTGAGGCGAGCGCGGTCAAGAGCTTCAAGGGAGCGAATGTCTAACAATTAGTTAGACATTGAGGACACAGCGGGAGAGGGCGCAAGCTCTCTCCCGCATAACTACGGAGGACGCATGAAAATTAAGATGCGAATGCAGATAACAGGAACGCGCAATGGCGTATCGTGGCCACCGGTTGGTGGCGTTATCGATCTGCCAGAGAGTGAAGCGCAATGCATGATTCGCCACAGCTACGCTATCGCAGCGCCAGAGCAGGCAATGCCGCTCGTAGAGCGCGCGCAAGTTGTAAATGATACGCAGACAGCAACACTTAAAACGCGCGTGGTAAAACGCGGGAAAGCGAGCAAGTAAATGGCAGACATTTCGAATGCGCAGATCACATGTTTAACTACGCCAACGCTACTTGTAAGCGCAGACACAGACGGCTGCCGCGTGCTGATTCATAAAGAGCAGCAGCACACAATTTACATTGGCGATTCGAATGTGACCACGGCAAACGGCTTTTTGCTTGATCATGATGTCACCATTGATATTTCATTGCCTGCAAATGCGAAGCTATATGGCTGCAGTACGAGCGGCACAGAAATTGCCTATGTTCTGAAGATTGGAAACAACTAATGAGCTATGCAACCTTGGCAGAATTCAAATCCAGTTTGGGCATTACAGATAGCGCAGATGATACCGCGCTTCAATCTGTTCTTGATGCAACAGATGAGCTTATTAATAATTTTGTGGATTCGAAGGTTGGCTTTGGCCGTACTGCAAGCCAGACGCGCTACTACACAACCAGCGATCTTACTTTTGTTTTAACGGATCCAATTGTCTCTGTCTCAACGCTGCAAACAGATGATGATGCGGATGGAACATATGAGACGACCTGGAGCGCAACGGATTATATTTTGTCGCCGCGCAATGCTGCAACAGATAATCGACCATATACAGAAATTGATACCAACATTTCCGAAACTAAATTGTTTCCGCTTGGATATCTTGGCGTTAAGGTCGTTGGTGTATTTGGTTGGCCATCGGTGCCGGTCGCGGTAAAGCAAGCTGAACTGATTCAGGCGGGAGCGGTTTGGTCCTCGCGCACCGCCCCGTTCGGGGTGATTGGATCGCAAGAGCTTGGCGGCGTGTTGCGCATGTCGCGCGCTCTGCATCCAGAAGCGCAGTTGTTGCTTGAGAATTACCGCAATCGAACCGGCATGGTCGGTGGTGTATGAACGATCTGACAATTCATCAGGCGTTGGCAACGCGAATCGCCGCAGCTACACCGCCAACAGGCTACACGCTGCGCGCGGTGCATACTACGCCGCCTGATAATGTCGCCGTGGTCCCAGCTGTCGTTCTGGTTCCAGGATCAGATACGATTAGTTATGGAGCGTCCAATCGAACGACCGTGCTAACGATCAATGCCGTCCTATATGTAAATGAGCAAGCGGACATGCAGCGCAAATACGCAGACTTGCTGACATGGCGCGCATGGCTGCGCGATGTGGTGCTTGGCGATACTACGCTTGGCAATGGTCTCGTTGCGCAAGCGAGCTGCACGGCAACAGATATCGGCACAGATACTTATGCAGACACGCAGTATCTAACGGTAAGCGCAACAATCGAATGTTCAATTTTGGAGGTTATTAATGTCAGCCCGTAAAAAGATCATTGCTGTGGATCCTTACCCGGAAGCCCACTACCCGCATTTGCCGCAGCCGGGTGTTATCGCAGAGCTTGATGCAGATGTTGCAGCAAGTCTCGTTAATTCGAAGCTTGCAACATATGTTGTTGAAAGCAAGTTGGAAGATTCGGCAGATAAGCCGAAGAAGGAGCGTAATTAAATGGCCATTGGTCTTGGTGCCAAGCAGTTTACTAAGATTGTTGCCAAGAGCGAAGCGGCTTTTGGTACGCCTGCATCCTTTGGTGATGCAAACGGGGAAATTCTTTTCAGCGATGCTGTGGGCGCGATTGACCCTGGCATTACGGTTGATCTTGGCGACGATAAAACGGTTGGTGTTCGTAGCTCGCGTCTCTCAAATCTTGCAACGATTACAGAGAAGGCGCCAACGGTAAACATTGCAGCTTCGAATATTTCGATGCGCAATCTTCCGCTGTTCTTCGATGCTCTTGCGAGCATCACGCCAACCGATAACACCGGCATTTATGAGTGGGCTTATGTGCCTTCGCAGACTGATGTGGACACGGCAAAGACATATTCGCTTTACGCTACGGACGGTGTACAAAAGTTTATTGCCGATGGCTGCGTTCCAACGGAAATTACGCTGTCTGCAGATTCAAGCGGCTTGCTTCAGGGTGGGGTAACCTACGCTGCGCGCAATGTCGCAGCAACGAGCGACACATCCACAGCTGCAGTATCTGCACAGCCGTTTGTGCCTGGTCGATTGTTCAAGCTTTACACGGATACAAACTATCCAACTAAGGCTGGTGCCGGCGAAACGCAGTATTCAAGCTACCTAACGGCTTGGACATTTACGCTTACGCCTGGGCTTGCACCAGTTATGGCAATGAGCGGTTCAGTAAACTTTGGTGGCGTTGCTTACACGGGCGCGCTCGATGCAACGCTTGAGCTTACGATTGCAAGCAATGCATCCGCAACCAGCACCTTCCCGTTTAGCGACGCTGGTACGCAGAAGTTTCTGCGAATTCAGGGGCTAACGGCAGATGGTTTTGGTCTTACGATTCTTGGCAGCTTTGTTGTCAATTCGGTGACCACCATTGGTTCGGAATCGGATGGCATGGTGCTTAACACGGTCAGCCTATCGGCGGCGTACGACACGACCGGTGGCGCAGCAAGCATTAAGGTTTATGTTGATTCACCGCTTTCGGTGCGTCCATAATAAATAGCAAGGGAGGACATAATGTCCAATGGCGTTATTCTTGTAAATCTTGAAGGCGAGTTTGCAGGTTGGAATGCGCAGCTTCGCAGAAGTGTAAGCGCGCGCATTCTAATCGAGCTGCAAGGTGATCCAGCGCGGCAGTTTGCCGCATTTGAGAAACTCGTTCTTGCGCATAACTTTAAAGATGCAGACGGCAACGCCGTTGAAAGCGTATTGGATGCGCCAATTACGGCGCTAACGCAGACAATGGAAAAGTGGACCGCTGCTATTGCTGAAGTCCCTTCCGTGTAAAGCTGGAGGCGCGCAGATTGTCCATTGGGCAGTCTGTCGCACCTTCAGCTGAAATAATCTTCCAGGTTCTCGCAAAAGAATTTGGCAAGTTTCCTTGGGAAGTAGCCGAAGCGCCGGTTGAAGATGTTATGCGCGCTTGGATCCTACATTGTGAAATGCAACCAAGGGAGGTAAACAATGGCCGCTAAGAGCAGCGCAGGGTTTACTCTCAGCATTGCGCCTTCCAATGAATGGAAGAAAGCGGAGCTTGCATTTCTCGAATGCTCAAATCTTGCAGCGAGCAAGCGTTTGCGCAACATCGCTTCGCTTAATGCTGCTAAGAAATTTGTTAATCCAATGCGCGCAGCTGCGCCGAAAGATACTGGCCGCCTGCGCAGAGCTGTCGCAGCTCGCCGTGCTAAGTACCAAGCACCGGGCGCGGTGGTCGGCATTCGAGCTGGCGCATCGCGCGAATCACAGAATGGCGCATGGTACCGCTGGTTTGTCACCACGGGCCGATACGGCAAGCGCACAACGCAAAACGGCGTTAAGTCTGTTAAAGCTGTTGCGCCCAATCCATTTGTTATTCGCACAACCAATAAGAATGATTTGCAGAATGAAGCTCTTGAAGCATACGCAAGCACCATTCAAGCATTCTTCAATAACGAGGCGTTCAACAATACGATCATGAAATGGAAGCGGGGTAAGCGATAGTGGCAGCTGGCGAACGATCAGTTAATTTTTCGATTGTTGCTAAAGATGCGGCTTCGCGCGTTCTCAAAAACATTAATAAGAACCTAACTGGCACGCGCGGCATTGCCGCAACGGTTGGATCCGATCTTAAGAAAGCTGCGCTTGGCGTTGCAGGTCTGGCAAGCGGCATTGCATTCTTTACCGCGAAGGCAATTCAAGGCGCAGCCGCAGATGAAGCTTCAACGGCAAAACTACTTGCAACGCTGAAGGCTAGAAAGTTTGGCACCGAGGAAGTAACCGCTGCAATCGATAAGCAAATTGCAGCTGGCGCAAAGCTTGGCTTTACAGACGATGAAGTCCGCGGATCAGTTGAAGCATCAACGCGCTTTACCAAGAAATATTCTATTGCGCAAAAGATTCAGACAACGGCAATGAATCTTGCGCGCGCAACGGGTATTGATCTTGCCGAAGCAACGCTTGCTGTGGGTAAGGCGTATGCGGGCGCGGGCGGCAAAGCTCTTAAGAATCTTGGCATTACAAAGAAGGGTATTAAGGGGCAGGAAGCTCTTAACGCAATTCTTAATAAGACGCGCGGCACCGCCGCTGCCTACGCAGACACAGCCGAAGGCGCGTTTACTACGCTTTCCATTCAAGCTGCAGAGCTAAAGGAATCTTTTGGTGCAGCGTTTCTCCCTGCGGTAACCAAACTCTTTAAGGGCTTGCAGCCATTCTTGGATCGTTTCAGCAATTACATTAAAGCTGCAACGCCAGACATTCAAAAGTTTACCGATAAGCTGGTGACCAAGTTTCTTGCAAAGCTGCCTGGCTTCATTGCTGCAGCTGAAGAAAAACTGCCAAGCCTGTTTCGGCAATTCGGTGATTTTGTCGATAGCATCAAGGGTGTTGGGAAGGAAGCTGATCGCGTACTTGGACCGGGCGGCGCGATTCGTGTAGCCATTACTGGTATTGCTGCAGCGTTCGGTGGTCTGCGCGGCGCAATTGCTACTAACTTGCTTGCAAGCGGCGTTGATCCGATCAAGGCATATTTCATTTCAACTGCAAGCGCGGGCATTCTTGAAGGCATTATTAAGGGCATGACAGCATCGCTAACGAGCGCAGCTGTAACCAAATTCTTTGCCTTGTTTAAGAGTGTGCCGCTAACCGTTTCACCAACGGCTCCTGTGCCTACAGGCGGCACACCGGGTGGTCCTCTTCCATTTCTTGCAACAGGAGCTGGAAAAATTCTTGCGTCTCTAGGCGCGCTGTTCGCTGTTGGACAGGTGCAGAATGCGGCGCAAACAGAGGCCATTGAAGCATACAAAAAGGGCGAAACTCCGCTGTGGCAAAAACTACTTACGCCATGGCTGTGGCCAGAGCTGTTTAATAATCCGACCAAGCCAGCATCATCAACATATGTTGATCCGATGACTGCAAAATATTCTTCGCCGCAATTTAGAGTTTATGTTGGGCAGAAAGAATTTGATGCAACCGTCCGAGACTCTCTCGGCAATATGATTCCTGGGCCAGGTCGATAATGGCAACGCATCCATTTTCTATTCTTGTTGATGGCGTAAACGGCGGCGCAAACATTCTTGATGATTACTCAACTGCAAGCCCAAGCACGCCATGGGTTGATCCTGTAAGCGTGCGTCTCAAGCAGGATGCAAGCGGCGAGGGCGGATCGTTCTCGTTCGATGTCATGCAAGTTAAAACGCCTGTGGGCGGCCCGTGGTGGAAGAGCGGCAATGTTTATGACAATGCGCGCGTTCGGTTTCAAGTAAGCGGCACAACTACATTTCTTGGATACATTACGCAGATTGAAGCGCGCCTTGCGGAGAACGGCGTTGGCACGCGCGCTTCGGTGACCGTCTCTCCAGCTGTTTCTTTCTTGGATAAAATTATTGTGAACAAGGGCCGCAAGGCGGACCCTGCTGGCATTTATTCGCTTGAGAATACCTGGATGTTTGCGCTCGGCATTTCTAGCTCAACGGATCAAGCAATCATGACCGCGCTTGTTTCAAAAGCGGACGAGACAATGGGCCGTGTTTCTGCAAGCGGGCGGACCGCAAATCGTTTAATGGTTGCAACTAACACCACGCCAGATTATGGATCAAGCGCAGCTGCAACAATTGGGCGCCAGAAGTTTACTAAGCCAGGCACGCTTCGATCATTCATGGACACAATCAAGGAAGCTGCGCAGAGCGAAGACGGCTTGCAGCGGCGTTATTGGGTAAAGCCGTCTGGGCAGATTGCGTATCAAACGGTAAGCGCAACCCCAACATATGCAGATGCGCCGTTTAAAATCATTACAACGCCAGCATTCAATACTACTGCGCAGCCATCGACAATTGCGCCACGCGAGCTGACCGTTTCTCTTGACCACGATTCAATCATTAAGAAAGTTAATTTTGTAATGTCCGAGGGCTGGAGCAAATTGGATTCCAAGATTAGCGGCGGCGTGTATACGGT